ATGTCGAGAGCGAAGATCGTGCCGCCAGTGGCGATGCCGACGCCGTGGTCTGAATAGAGACCGGTGAACCAGTTCTCGATCGTTGGCTTGTCGGTGGTGGCGTGGTTCTGCCAGCCACTCATCGGCGGTCGCTTCTCCCCTGGCTTGATCGGCAGCACCGGCAGACCATGCTCGGCGTAGTCGAGCGCGTGGGCGAGGGCGCTCATGCTGCTGTCACCATCTGTCGAACTTCGCCAGGGAAGACAAAGCACCTACTAGATGAGCCTGCGCTTAGTAGATCTCCGAAGTTGGTGAACTCAAACCATGGCTTGCCTAACAGGTGCCCCACGAACGCAAGAAAGTCGGAGACTGTTGCGATGTCCTCAAGCGCTATCTCGTAGCTGTATGGCGAGTCGAGTGGCTCAGTGCATCCGCTTTTGCCGCAGAACACCCTCCATGACGGGGTCCGTGGCATTGAGTTCTCAAAGTCGCACAGCACCTTGAGCGAAAACAGTCCTTGGTGCTCTTCGTCAAACTTGCGCCAGGCATCTTGGACAGCGCTGGCCTGAGCAGCGTTCACATGGAAATAGCCGAAATTGAATGACGCTTCACGATGGCAATTGCTACAGAAATAGCGCATCTGCGATGAAGTCAAATTGCTCTGATGCAAGTTGTGCACCTTGTTGTAGATCGGCCGTTCGTTGCGAATTGCTGATCGCTCCGCAAGTAGGGCAAGTTGGCGCGTCGGGTAGTGCTCAATGGTTGAGCTGACAACCTCGTGCCACCAAGAGCGCCCTTTTGCGTGTTCTTTCCATCGACCCGGACCTACGGATGACACGCCGACGTAGAGGAGACGCCCCGACTTATCAAAAAAGCGGTACAGCATCGTGCGTGCCTCAGAACTCATCACGCCACGTCCCGGTTCAGATCGTCGAGTTGCTTGATGACCTTCTTGAACGCTTTGCGCACCTTCAACTGGTCGCGCTGCATGTCGATGAGGATCTCCCAGTCGTCCTTGCTGGTCATGCGGTCGACCATGACCTCGAGCGCGCGGTTGCGTTGCTCAAGTTCTTCGATGCGTGCCAGCAGCTCGTCGATGCGGTCGGCTGATGTGTCGGCGGTGACATTGGCCAGCGTGGTCATCATGTCGTAGCGCGCCTGTAGCTCGTAGATGGCGTCAAGTGCTCTGCCTGCGTCGATGACGATGTCGTCGACGTGTGGCCAGAAGCGCTGCAGCTTCAGCCCGTCGATTGCTTGTTCGATCTGTTCGTTGTTCATGCTGCAGGCTCCAGTTCATCGCAGTAGTTCGGCCAGATGGTCATCGGGTGCAAGCCCAGGGCAACCGCTGCTCGGTCTGCGTTGTGATCTGGGATGCCGTTGTGTTTCCAGCGGTGAATCGTTCGTGCTGGAAAGCCAGTGCGCACTGCGAGCTCGAGGTACTCGGTGGTCCCTGCTGCATCGAAGAGCGGCTGCAGTGGCCAGCGCAGGAAGTGCGTCGTCGGGCCGAGATTGCCGAGCCGGTTGGCCCGCTTGTATTCGCTGTAAGCGCGCCGACATGATTCGCACCGACACTTGTCAGTCGCATAGCGGCGGTGTGAGCCGTGAGGTCTGTAGCTCATCGCTGACGGTGCTTTGATCGCAGCGGGTAGGTGCGGTGCGGTTCTTGCCCTGGTGCATACTCGAGCACGCTGGTGATGCCGTTCTTGTAGGTGAAGCGCAGAATGCCGAGCGGCCCGCCGTCGTTTGTGTAGAGCACGATCTTCTCGGGCGGGTCGGGCAGTGCGGTCTTGCTGATCTTGATTGATGGCATTAGATGTCCCCGTGGTGGTCGATGGTGCTGGTGTGTGTCTCAACTACTGCTCGGCATTCGTTGCAGCGGTAGGTCAGGTGGTCGCGTGTGCGTCCGTCGTGGCCAAAGTCGGTGAGCGGCAAATAGCGCCAGCACTTCGCGCAGCGCTTGGTGTTGTCGGCGTCGAAAGCGGTGAGGAATGCGTCGAGGATCTCGCCCATCAGAGCCACCCAAACTTTCTCGAGCAGCCAGGCCAAGCGCGCCAGCCGGAACTAGCCAGGACTCGCTCGGCGATGTCGATCTGTTGTTCTCGGCTTGCTTCCCACGGGTGTGGTGCGAACTCTCCCCCGCCGAATGACAGCCACGTCGAGTAGCTGTGCTGGTGCATGAATTGCAGACCGCCGCCGAAACCGTTGCCGGTGTTCGCTGCCCAGTTGCCGCCTGTCTCGCACTGTGCGAGTTGATCCCAGCGACTGCCGTCGCCTGCGTCGTAGTTCGGTGCCGTTCGTGGCGCAGCTGCTGTCGTCGTGGTTGTCGTGATCGAGACCAGGTAGGCGTCGAGGTCGGCGAGGGCTTTGCTGGCAGCAGTGTGGAAGTCGTAGCCAGCAGCTGTCGCTGCATCGAGGGTGAGCGGTGGCGTCTGTTGCGCTTCTGCTGGTGCGCTGCAGCGTCCGAGCGCAAAGGCTGCGCCGAGTAGGGCGATCACTGCGACGCATCCTGCGGCGGTTCTTCGGTGGTCAATTCGGGCTTCATCCATCGTGCTATTCCTCGGTTCTTTCTGTTGCAAGGTGCGCAAAGCACGCCAAGCACTGGTCGGGGTGTCGAGTAGGCGTCTGCACAGATCGGGCAGCGCCAGTTGTTGCTCAGTGGCTGAGTGCGTGTCGCCATGCGCTCAGCAGGTCGTTGATCGCTTCACGCTGCGTGGGATCGTTGGCAGCGATGCGTGCGAGATAGTCGGCGAGTCGTTGCCCGGTTCGCCCGATGCGGCCAAGGTCGGCAAGCGTCTCGAGTAGGACGCGCTCGTTGCGGTCCTTGTCGGCAGCGAGCAGACGATCCATGTCTGCCAGCGCGCGCGCATAAGGGTCGGGGCCGTGTTGCATCAGGCGATGCGTCCAGTGCGCAGGCCAGTGACTGATGCGATGCGCCTGAGCGCTTCGGTGGCTTCACTCGTCGACCACAGCGGCGGAGTGATGGTGATGCGCTCTGCGCCCTGGGCCACTTCGACGAAGTAGTTGCCGAGGCGGTCTTTGATGATGTTGAGGTGCGGTTCTTGCACGTCGTCCCCTTGAGAGATCGCAGGGCATCGAGTCGCCGAGGAGGGTCAGACTCGATGCCCTGCAGCTGTGGTTGGCAGGTGTGAATGTGGGGTCGGCGCGGCTCTTCCGGACGCGCCGACCCATACGGCGCACGGCAGCCAGACGTAGGGCTTGGCTGCTCGATGTGCCCGAACTAGATGAGGTCGTCAGTGACTGCGTTCGCAGCTGCTGGCTTGTATTGCGCCGACCAGGTCTTTGCCGGACTCATGCCCTTGGTCTTGCTGGGCTCTTCGCCGGTCCACTTGATGGCAAGCGTGCCGCCGGTGAGCGTGTCGCCAGCGCTGACGCCTGCCGAACGCAGTGCCTCTTTGACTGCGCCGAGCTGAAAGCCCTTGCAGAAGAATCGAGTCTCGTCGCCGGTGTCGGGATCAGTGCCGCTGAAGACGAACTGCCACTTGGCGTCGCCGTTCGGCCATGTCTGTGGCTCGCCGGTGACGAAGTCGGTGACCTGTCGCTTCTCAACGTCGTCGATGACGATGCGGCGCACGTCGCCGATGGCGTCCCACTTTGCTGATGGTCCGCCTGAGCGGGTGAGTTCTCCGATGAGGTCTGTCATTTTGTAGTCCTGCTTTCTTGTGTTGGTTGGTTACGCAGCGATCGCTGCGTCGATGTCGCCTGTGATGCGCACGCCGTTCGCTTCCCACATCGGGGTGAGCGTTCCGGCATTGAGTGCGCGGGCGAGGTGGCCGAGGCGTGTTGCCTCAGAGAGCGTGAGCGTGCCGATGGCATCGCCGAGGTCGTGCCCTGGCTGAATCTCTTCGTCGATGGCGATCGAGATCAACGCGCGCGCAAGGTCGTCGTCGGCGTGATCGGCAAGCGCCAGTAGTGAGCCAGCAATGATGAAGCGGCGCTCGGTCTTCTTGCCGCCAGCGCCGGTCATGTTCACTGGCCGGTTCGCATCCTTCGCCGCTTGCATCATTGCGCCGATCCAGGTGCGACCTTCGACGGTGAGCTTGCGTGCGTGCTTGTTGACGACCTGCGTCTCAGCGGTACCGACTTCGCCGCCTTCGTCGGGCAGTCCACGCTTCGGCGCTGATGGTTGGCGACGCTCGACGAGCACTTCGCCTGGCTTGATCTCTGGGAACTCTGCGCCAACTTGGCGCTCGATCATCGCCACTGCCTGCTCGATCGGCTCAGCGAGATGGTTGGCGATTGGCTTGCCACTGCCGAGCGTGGGAATGCCTTCGGGCCATGAGTTGCGAATGAGCTGCGAGTGCCCTGCGTCGATCAGTGACTTAAGTCGGCCAGTCATCCACGCGCGCCACTCGTCGTCGACGTTGCCGTCAGCAGCGGCAAGGATCTTCTCTGCTGCTGCGATCTGCTTGGTGCGTGTCACCACGTCGACTTCGACGACGAACGGCGAGAGCGTCTTTGCCTTGCGCATCTCACGCACCGCAATAGCGAGCTCGAGCGCTTCGGCACCGACGGCGAGATCCAGCCAGTGCAGATCACAGTGACCGCTTCCTGGCTGCACATGAATGATGACGCCGTGCAGCTTCGACACCTCGGGCATCGGCTCACGGGTGTCTTCGCTGCCGTCCTTGGCTGCGCCTTGGTTGTAGAGAGCGTCGGCGTTGGCGTAGATCGACAGCTGCACCGCAAAGGCGAGAGCGCCGAGAAGTGATGAGCCGGTCTTGATGTCGGCAACGTATCGCTGGCCGGTTTCGTCTTCGACGAGCAGATCGAAAGTGCCGGCAATCTGGTGGCGATCGTGCACGATCATGCGTTCAGCGAAGCCGTCCACAACGCGCAAGCGGGCGGTCGCTAACGCATCGTGGACGGCTCGCACGTCAGCGCCGTAGGGGTCCGGCGCGACGAATGTGGGATCTGACCAAGACTTCTCGAGCATTCCGTGCACTGCAGTGCCGAGGTCTCGACGAATGGTTGCGCCACCGGCTTCGGCAGCTCGTTCGCAGATGTCGTCGAGTGTCTTCTTGTCGGTGTCGGCAGTGGTTGAGACCAGGGCGACAAGGTCGGGACGCTGGCCAAGACCGAGTGCGACCATGCGCTTGCCCCAAGACAGCAGACCGCCTGAGTCATCGAGCGCCTTGGCGACAGTGGTGGCGCGGGTGTAGCCGATCGGCTTGGTACCGCCTTCGGGCAGTACCAGGTAGCGACCCCAGCGATCACGTCGGGTCGGCAGTTGTGTGAGTTCGTCGGTTGCAGTCATGCCCGTGTCCTTTTGTGATTGGTTAGAAAGCTGCGAAGGTGTTGCGGGTCTTGCGCTTGTAATCAGCGTTCGCTTCGGTGCAGTGCTCGCATCGGCAGCCGGCTGTGTATTTCGCCCGGCTTCCGTGCTTGGCTTTGTTCGGGGTGATTTCCCGACGCTTGCGCTCTTCGGTGATCTCTTTGCCAGCGATGCCTGCCCAAATGCCGTAGCGCTCGGGGTTGCGACTGATCCACTCAAGGCAGCTGTCGATCACTGGACAAGTCGCGCAGATTGCTTTCGCACGTTCCACGCCTTGCCAGTCACCACGCACCGGGAACATCACGTCGGTGAGTCCCTTGCACGCAGCTCGATCAGACCAGTGGCTCACGTCGGACCACACGATCGTTGGAACGCGATCTCGGCTTGCAGTGCGTCGACGAGTCGATCGAGATGAGCGATGCGTCGGCGACAGACCTCGAGAGTTTCGATGGCGTCGCTGAGCACCTCGCGATCAATCTCTGCAGCCAGGAACTCCTCGAGCAGTCGTGCTTTCATGCGGTCGATCTGGTGTTCGTTCACGGCTTGTCTCCGATCATTGCCATGAGGGTGGTGAAGGCTTCGCCGGTCATGGCGACGTACCAGTCAGCGGGGTTTGTTTTGCGTGTGCGTTTGAACCACACGACGCCGAACCGGCGACCGCCGTTTGCTGCTTGATCGTTTGCTCGATCGAGCCAGTGCGACAGTTGGCCGGCGTAGCTCGAGTAGTTCTTCACGTCGATGCTCGGCCATTCGATGATCGGAACGAACAGATCGCCACGGTCATCAGTTGCGCCGGCTGGGATGCGTTGCGCGCGCACGCCAAGAGTTGCGAGATACTCGACGACGGCACGCTCTGCGTCTGAGCCTTTGCGTTTCTGTGGGTTGGTCACAGCACGCCGCCACTGATGAGCCAGACCCACAGCATCACGATGAACACGATGCAGAAGACTGCGACCATTGCGAGCCAGTCGGACTTCATCGCTTGACCGGCCATGCGAAGATGCCGACCGCTGCAGCTGCACACAATGCAACTAGGGCGATCATCGGGCCGAGAAGATCAGACTGCGCGATCGCTTCGACTGGTGCCGGCAGCAATGCAAAGCCGACGACGAGTGCGCTGAACTGCAGCGTCTGTTTCAACGTTGAGCGCTTCACGCTGCACCGTCCGGCGTGAAGTTGCTCGGATGGTGATAGCGAGCAGCAATCTGTCCCCACTCGTCATCGCTGACGCGTGAGTAGTTCGTCACTGTTTGTGAGCGCTTTGTCTCTGCGCAGTTATGGCCGAGAAACGCTTGAGCCTGAGCTGCGTCATCGTCGTGCCAGAACACTTTGCGACAGTTGGCGCAGGTGATGTTCGCCCCGCTCATGCCGCACGCTCTGGGGTCGTGATGTGGCGGTCGATGATACCTGAGTTTGTCGGGTTGTGCCTCATGGGTGTGACAAGGTAAGCCCGATGTCCCAGATAGTCAAGGACCCTCTGAGATCGCCCCTGATTGCCCCCTGTGTGGCGCTTAGAGCGCCTGCGAGGATCATCGTAGGTAGTTGGGCTAGACGCAGAAGATCCCCCGCCGTGGCCTATTGGCACTAGCGGGGGATCTTCGCAGACCGGCTCAGTTAGGTGTTGCGGGCTCAGCCCTTGAAGGTCTGATCGCTTCCATTCGCAGCAGCAGGGGACTGCGTGATCGAGCCGGGGATCTTGCTCAGAGAATCTCTGAGCCTGGAGGGATGGTGGCGTTTACTGGCAGCGTCATCAGTGAGGTGCTGCCCTTGTCGCCGATGCCAGCCGAAGCGATCGAGCTCAGAAGACTGAGCACGCCAGCGGTGGCGGCGGTGCCGGCGATGGCTTGCCAGTCGGCGGTGAACCAGTCGAAGGTCGTCGCAGCAATGACGGCGATGAGCGCCTGAGCGACTGTCTTGATCGCGCGCTCGGCGGCTGACTTCCAGAAGGTGGCGGTGAACATGGTCATGGCTCCTGTGTTGATTGGGTGAGAACGGTGAAGGGTTCGCAGACTGAGGTGGAGTGCAGCGCAGCTGCTCGCAATGCCATCTCGACTCGAGCTACCGGGTCGCCTTGAGTTGAGGCCAGTGAGCCGGGCGCTAGGTGATCGCCGCA